CCGGCGACCTGCCCGCCGGCCAGCGCCAGCCCGTAGCGCCAGACCATCAGCTTCTGCTCGGCCCACCAGGTGAACGCACCGCACCAGCAATCGTCGTTGACGCGGTTCAACAGCGCCATCAGCGCCTCGATCCGGTGCGCCGGCGGGTCCATCTCGAAGGTGCAGATCAGCCGCAGCGTCTCGTCGCGCGGCGACCAGGCAAGGGTCAGCGAATAGGTCCGCCACTGGCCTTCGACCGCCATCGCGATCTGGTCCTCGGTCACGCGGTCGAACTCCCACGCGCGGTGTTCGGCCAGCGTCTCGACCACGTCGATCGGATGCAGGTCGTCGGCGACAAGGTAGTCTTCGGAAAGCGACATGCCTGGCCCCTTCAGCGTTGCGATGGTTGCTCCAGCCTGCCCCAACCAGCAGGGGCACAGGCAAGGGGCTGGGTAACCGGCCCAGGGCCCTTACTAGATATGGTGTGCGCAAAGCGAAAGCCTGTAAAGCGATTTCTGCCGCGGTTTTCTGTGGACAATGTCGGCGGGTGTAGCTTGACTGTAGCTTGACGGCAATTCCTGCAGTCTTTTACGCCAAATCTTGCAGCAACGCGATTTTGCAGGAACACCCGTTTGAAGGGGGCTGCAACGCCCCTTTCCAGCCCCGTCAGAACCGCGCTGCCAGCTCCCGCACACCGGCCCGGACAGGAGGCCATTTGGTGTCGTCATCGAGATCGGTCTCGGCCTCGGCCAGCGTCGCCCAGGCGGCGCGCATCGCGGCCACCCAGCCCAGGCCCGCGCGGTAGGCCGCCATGTCGGCCGGCCCCAGCAGCCCGGCCGCAGCCGCCGCGGCGAGGTTGGTCTGCGCGGTCTCGTTGCACACGGCGAGGATGCGCGCCCGGCACAGGTCGCGGGCGCGCTGGATGCGGGCGGCGCGGGCTTCGGCGGCGTGGTCGGCGGGGGTGACCATGCGGGTCCAGTCGATCGTCATCGCTTTCACTCCGTCTCGGGGGGCAGCGGCACGGGGCCGGCGGTCACCACCACCGGCTGGGGAAAGCGGCGGGCGGCCGGCGCGGCGAGCCCGTGCGGCAGGCGCAGCGTCACCGCCACGACACCGCCGCGGCGCTCGACCGGGCCGGCGATCCAGTCGCTGCCGCAGGCGCCGTCGGGCAGGGTGGCGCCCTCGGGCAGCGGGCCGAAGTCGAAGGGCTGGCCGTTCACGGTCAGCACATCGCCGGACACGCGCGCCTCGAGCGTCTCGTCGGAACGGACGGGGCTGAAACAGACAAGCATCACGGGATCCTTTCAGGTAAAGGCGCGTCCGGCCGCGAACAGCCGCATCTGGGTGATCCGGTCGCCGGAGGTGAACGAGCGCGTGGCGCCGGCGGTGCGGTTGACCACGCAAACCACCGCGCTGGTGCCCGCGCCGTGGCCGAAGGTGCCGGCGTCGCGGCGCGACAGGCCGGTGTACTCCGCGCCCGAGGGGAACAGCCCCAGAACGATCGGCGCGGTCGCGCCGGCAAAGCCGATCGGGAAGGTCCAAGTGTAGCTCAGCAGGTCGGCGCTGTTGAAGTCGAACTGGACGCCCGCGATCTGGCAGAACTGAGTGCCGTCGGCAAAGCGCACATACTCGCCGTTCGCGTTCGACCCGCGCTCGATCACCGCGCCCGAGGGCACACCGCCGGCGAGCGACACCGTGCCGACCAGGTTCTGCAGCCCGACCAGACGGTTCCACGCGGCCCAGGCGCCCGAGGTCTCGCGGTGCCGCACCGCTATGCGGGGCGCGCCCGCGGCGGCAAGGTCGGCGACGGCGATCTGGCCCGCGCGCCCGCCGGTCTCGCGGCCGACGTGGATCAGGTGCCAGTCCGACCCGGCATCCGGCACGCCGCCGTTCGCGGCCAGCGCCCGCGCGAAGCGGGTCGCGTTGAGGGTATTCGCCGTGACATCGGGGACTGCGGCGCTGCCCAGCCCGAAGGCGCCAACGGTCAGCAGCCGGCCGGCGGTGGTATCGGCCGGGGTCGCCTGCACGGCGGTGCCGGTCAGGGGCACGTCGACCTGCAGCGCGGTGGTGGTCAGCAGCGCCCGCTGGGTGCCGTTGGTGGCCCATCCGATCTGGTTGGCGGCCGGCCGGAACAGCCCGGTGTCGCGGTCGTCGACAAAGCTGTGGGCGGGCGCCGCGGCGGTGCCCGAGGGCGGCGCGACCTGGCCCGCGGTGCCGCCGGTCGCCTGCGCGACATGCCCGTGCATCTGCGTCAGCGCGGTCTTGAACCCGCCTTCGGTCACCGAGGCGGCGGTCAGCAGGCTTACGTCGGGCAGGTCGGTCATCTCACAGGCTCCACATCAGGTCGGTGTCAGAGGTCCACATCGGCGTGTCGCCCGTGTTCCACATGTCGGGGATCAGCGTGCCGATCGTCGCGGCCACCCAGGGCCCCGCGACCAGCCCCGCCCCGCGCACCCGGATCATCGTCCGCGCGGGATAAAGGATCGGCACGGCGCAGGAGCTGGACGAGGTGTCGACGATCCGCGTCCAGCTGACCGCGGGCCCGGCGGGGTCGGTGCCCTCGGCCATCTCGACATGGTAGATCTCGGCGCCCGGCGCGGCGCGCCAGGCCAGCAGGATCCGCCGCGTGTCGGCCGGCATCTTGCGGGCCATCAGGCCGCGCACCTCGGGCACCGTCACCCGCCCGGGCAGGCTGCCCAGCACGATCGGCGGCGGCGCCGCGCCGGTGTCGGCGGCATGCACCGCGGGGTCCTCGATCACCGCCTCGATCTCGACCTGGTGCTCCGACCGCGGGCGGATCGCAGCCACCCGCGCCAGCACGCGCCAGGCGGCGGCGGTGCCGAACACCACATGCGTGCGCTCGCGGCGCGACCCGGACTCGGGAGTGAAGTCGGGCAGGTCCGCCGGCACCACCTCGGCCGGATCGGCGCCGGGGCTGACGGCCCAGGGGCCCGAGAGGCTGCCGTCGGGGCGGCGCAGGCCGACGTAATGGCCCCCCGCCCCGAAGGCCATCGGCTCGGACAGGCGCAGGCGGCGCGCGCCGGCGTCCCAGCCCACCGCCTCGGCCTGCGCGCCCCAGCCGGGCATGTCGTGGCTCATCGCGACCAGGTCGCCCAGGCGCCGGGATGAACCCCTCCATCTCGGTCGCGAAGCGCACCAGGCGGCGGCGATAGCGGCTGGCGGCGAGGTGATAGAGGCCCTCGCGCGCGGCCTGAGCGCGGTCGGTGACGCCGAACAGCTCGATCTTGGCAGGCCGGGTGCTGGCCTCGCCCGGCAGGCTGACCCGCACGCGGCGCTGGCTCCAGGTGCTGCCGTCGAAATGCACCACGTCGGCCACCCGGCTGCTCTGCGCGGTCGGCAGCAGGTAGTCGATGGCAAAGCTGCCGCGGACGATGTTGCGCATCGAGAACAGCGCCACCGGCACCGTCTGCAGCCCGTCGCGCACCACGCGCAACCGGCCGCCCTGCATGTAGGGCCGCGCGCGTCCGGCGGCGGCGATCCGGCCGATCGCCTCCCACCAGGTCGCGGCCTGGTCGAACCGGGCGTCGAACCGGTCGCCCCGCGCGGCCCAGAGCGCGTCGAGCGCCAGCAGCGCGGCCAGGTCGATGCGGTGGTCGGGCAGGCCGGCCCCGTAGTCGGGGTCGCGCGCGGCGTCGGCCAGCGCCCAGGCGATCGAGCGGGTGGCGACGGGGGCCGACCAACTGGTTCCGCTCCAGACCGGCAGCTTGCGGGTGGCGATGACGCTGATGCGCCGGCCGGCTTGCAGCGACAGGTTGTTGGTCGCCTTCATCCGCAGCGCGATCAGCGTCACCGGGCCCCAGTCCTGCGCCTCGCGCAGATAGGCGCGCAGACCGGCCCAGCCGGCCTCGTGGCCGGCGCCGGCGGCACTGTCCTCGGCATCGCGGCGCCAGGCGCGCACCGCGTAGCGGCCCGGCACGCCCAGAGCCCAACGCAGCGAGCGGCGCTGCGGCGTGGTGGTGCGGTCGGTGAAGGTCGGCTGGCCCAGCTCGAACCAGGCGGCCAGCGGCGCGCCGGCATCGTCGATCCGCCGCGCTTGAAACGTCAGGCCGATGGTGCGGTCCTCGAGCGCCGACGAGCCGCCGCCGCCGAACAGGCCGCGCGGCATGACGATGTCGGCCGCAAGATGCGTGGCGACCGTCCCCGGCCCCGCGGCGGTGAAGCCCGCCGCCCCGCCCAGGACCGTGCGCACGATCGCCGGGCCCGAGCCGGCGCCGGTCGCGGCGGTGACGCGGAAGGTGTCGGCATCGGGCACCGCGGTGATCGTGTAGACGGCGGTCGCGGGGGCCGGGCTGCCGCCGAACTCGATCTGCACCGCCTGGCCGATGGCGCGGCTGTGCGCCGTCTCGGTCAGCGTGACGACGGTGCCCGACCGCGCCCAGGTCGCGTCGGCCCGGCCGCGGAAGGTCTGGCCCGAGACCTCGACCGACGAGATCACCGCGGTCGGGAACAGCGTGACGGTGCCGCCGGGGCCGACCACCTCGGTCTCGATCTCGTTGAAGCTCGCGATCGGCGTGTCCTCGATGCGGATCGCCTCGATGTCGTGGTGGCCGGCGCCGAGGCACAGCAACTGGTAGAGATACTGCTCGTTGTCGTGGAACTCGGTATAGGGCTGCGCGGCGAAGTCGGGCCACGACAGGTGCCGGCCGTATTGCACCGGCACCGGCGCCTCGATCCGGGCCGCGTTGCCCTGCGCCTGCAGCGTGTAGGTCGGCGAGGGCGCGGCCATCTCGCCCGGCTGCGGCAGCGGCAGCAGCGCGTTGATCAGCACCTGGCCGGCGAGGATGATGCCGAGCTGGGTTGCCTGGCCGAGGGTGAAGGCACCGAACAGGACCGTGTTCGCGGCGGTGCCGAGGAGCAAACCGGCGGCCCAGGGTGCGAAGGCCATCAGCGCGAGGCTCGCCAGCAGGCGCAGCGGGTTCGAACCCTGGTCGAGCGGCAGCGCCACAAACGCCACGTGGTCGCCGTGGCGCAGCCGCCGCCGCCAGCCGGCGCGCAGCAGCGGCCGGCCGTTCAACAGGCAGATCACCGGCAGCCGGGTGCGCGGGGCGAGGCTGCGGATCCGGCGCGGCCGGCGCACCACCAGTGCTGCGGGCGGCGCGAACGGCCGGTCGGCGATGACGACGGCGGCCCTCATGCCGGGCGCCACAGGCCCGCGACGCGCCAGCCGAGGTCGGCAA